GACAGGGTCGCCGAGAAGCTGAAAGGAACACGCACCGATGCGATTCGCTACATGCTTATGTGCACTGATATCGTTATGGACAACGAGCGCCTCAGCCGGAAGTTAGAGAGATCACAGGCGGTATGATTTTAAAAGTTTCCAGGTAATACCTGGGATAAGCGAGCGGCGGCGTGGAGTGGACACGCACCATAGGCAGGAGGGATGGAAAGCCCAACAGGTGGACCGGGCTGCACGGGAATGCAGAGAGCGGGTCATCGGCCTAATTAATTATAATTCCCAAGTCGGTATCGAATCCGGCCCGCTCGCAAATTCAAAACAGAGAGTGACTGATAATTATGAAAGAGACGCGCAAATCGACGAGGCGTGCACCGAATGCCACCGAAGAGATTCTGCACTCGTTGTGGACGATGGAGAAACAGGTTGGGAGACTCCTCACAAACGACCGGGGATTAATCAGACAGGAGATCGGGAAACTCCGTGACTTGATCCTTAAGTCAACGCGAGGGCTCGAGAGACGGAAGGCCCAAAGGCGTGCTTGATTTATTTATCGCTGTGCTTGCAGCCACAGCCGTCGTCGGATTAGTCTCTCTCATCGCGCACCTGTTTAAGGTACTGCACAGCATCGCTCACTCTTTTAGGACACTAGGGAAAAGTATGAACGGAATGACTCTCGATCTTATGATGAAACGCTTTGCAGAGTTGGACGCAGAGCTGAAGGTTTTAATTCAACGGCTATCAAGTGTTGAAGATCAACTAAAAACTCAGAACCGTTTTGAAGTTCAAGAACTAGAAACGAAAGATCCTCGCCAAGTGACACTTGACGAACTAATCGGCCATCCACCCAGCGGTCAGACTCGAAATAGTTCACACTGACCATCCGTCCGGCGAATTGATTAAAATCTAGAGCGGAATCCATTGTGCCCACCGACCATCGTCAACGACCACGCCAACCCCGATCTGGGGTTTTAGTTTCGCATCCCGAGCGTAGTGGAATGCGTACTGCTCGAAATCAATTAGTGACCCTGTACATAATCCCCAAACATTCATGCCATTGGTTTTCATGTACTCCACTCCTGCTATCGAGTGGAAGTGTCCGATTGCAGTCGAGATCCCGTTAAGCATTGCCGCTTGTTTGTGTGGTGTCTGACCCCCATGAGCATCCCCGTGCTCGATCATGAACGGGTACTTACAGGGAACCTTCCAGGTCTTCTGCCATCGCCATCCCGCAGGGGCTTCAAGCACGTCCTCGTAACGGCGGAGCATGATTGATGGGATCTCGGCCTGTGTTGCTTTCCTCATCCACCGAGTGCCGTGGTTTGAAATAGCGAGACGCATCTCAGGGAAAGTCTGATACCACTTACGCAACTCCTCAAGAGAGGCTTGGATCTCTCCCATCGCCGAGTGGTTCGCGTTCGGGTCTTTAGGCCATAACCCACCGAAATAATTATCCAGTTCATCGCCTATGCACAGAATATTCTCCGAAGGGATTCGGTAGTGCTTCACGACGTACTTACAGAACTCTAGCGCGTGTTGATGATGAAATGGGATCTGTAGATCCGAGATCACGAGCCAACGAGACGGGTCGAGATCATATGCCATTAATTAAATGGTGACCCACTCGGGGTGACACACAACTAAAAACACGCTTAAGATTCTATTCATGGCAGGGAAGCCGAAACCGAAACTAATCCTAAGGGTCTGCCTTGGGCCCGAGTGCAAGACGAAGTTTAAGACGGACTCGCGCTTCCAGAGGCTTTGTCATCAGTGCCGAAGAAAACAAATGTACAAGTACCTAGACCCCAAATGACCCGCGAAATCTCTATGGAAACCATCACCGACGAGGAGTGGGAGCAGATTTATCAAATCGCTAAAGACCTCTACAAATCAGGTCAGCACGGGACCTCTCACCTTCGCTGCTCGGTTCACGCTTTCGTGATCTGGATGCTCGCCACGGACTCCCAGGTTGTAGAGCCCATGCCCGAGGACGGGGCGCCGCTTCATTGAATTTCCCCAAAATGTTGCAACACAAATCACGAACCATGATTTATGATAACGCGGGGCGCACGCCTTGCTTTTGCTTTTAACTCAGAGTGATATCCTAGACCTATGCCCAAACGCGGCGAACTCTCCGAGAGAGAACTAAAGTTCGTCCTTGAATACCTCGAGGACCAAAACGCAACACGCGCTTACGAAGCAGCGGGATACCCATCTAAAAGCTACTCCTCATCCGCTGTCACGGCGCATAAATTATTAAAAAAAGCTAATATTCAAGACGCGATACGTCGAGAACGTGATCGGCAGTTGAAGCGGCTACACATCACTAAGGGGCGAGTGCTGAAGGAACTTTCCAAGATCGCTTTCGCCAACGTCGAGGAAGTCATCAAGTGGGATAACTCAGGCGTGCACTATTCGAGCTCCGAAGAACTGCCGAAAGAAGTCACCGCAGCCGTCGCAGAGGTCACCGAGACAGTCACGAACAACGGCCACACACTCAAGTTCAAGATGCACGACAAAGCTAAGGCCCTCGTCGCTCTCCTAGAGAAGTTTGATATCGCAGACGACGAGAACAAAACTCTTTACCTCTACGACGACCCGTCGGACCCTCCAGCTTGAACCACTCCAAGCAGTACGCATTCCGTAAGGACAAGACACGTCACCGCTTTGCACTGGCGGGACGGCGCGGAGGCAAGACCGTTGGAGTTCGGGAGATCATTCTCGAAGAGGTAGCGAAGTTCGAGCCACGCACAGAGGCGTTCGTGGTCGCACCGTCTCACATGCAAGCGATGGAACTCATGTGGGAGCCCCTTGAAGAGCGGCTATACAACCTCGGGGCATCGTATAAGGCACTCGTATCAAAGCAGCGGATTGAACTCCCTGGGCGTCGTGCGATCTTCCTCATCGGAGCAGAGAAGATATCTCGCATCCGTGGTCACGCGGCAGGGCTCGTATGCCTTGACGAGGTCGCGTTCTTTTCAAAGCCCCTTAAAGATATCTGGCGTGCAGTACGACCAGCCCTCTCAGACCGCAAGGGCAGAGCAGTAATCACCACCACCCCAAACGGTAAGGGAACGGACGCATATGATTTCTATCTAGATATCATGCGACAGCCGGAAGACTGGTCGTATCACTACTGGTCAACCTACGATAACCCTGGGGTCGATAAGGAAGAGATCGAGAACGCCAAAAGAGAACTCGATGAGCGGTCATTCCGACAAGAGTACGAGGCAACATGGGAGTCCTTCGAGGGGCTCGCCTACTACACCTTTAACGAGAACGTGCACATCAAGAAACAGCCCGAGATCAACCCCGAGCTCCCTCTCGCACTGACCTTTGACTTCAACGTGAACCCCACCTCGCTGCTCTTGATCCAGAACCAAGAGCTACACAGAGTTAAGCGGGAGTATTCTTTAAAGAACTCCTCGACCATCGAGACGGTGAAGAAGTTCTGCCAAGACTACGCCCACTTGAAAGAGAAACTCCACCTCTTCGTCCACGGGGATGCGGCAGGGTCTAACCGCCACTCGACCACAGGGTTCTCGGACTACCACTACATCACCGAGCTCCTCACCCACCACGGTTACCGCTTCCAAACCAAGGTCATGGCTAAGAACCCAGCAATCATTGACCGCGTCTCCGCAGTTAACTCCTACCTCATGTCAGCCGTAGGAACTCACCGAGTGGAGATCGACCCGTCATGCAGCGAGTTAATTCGTGACCTCTCATCTCAGCCCCTCGACGGGCGCTTTCCGTCTGATAAAAATAACTTAGGGCACAAAGCAGACGCGCTTGGGTATTATATTTACTGGCAGCACATCGTCGGGAACCGTCGCCCACAGGAGACTATCGAGCTATGAGCCTTGCACAAGAAACGAAGATGATCGCGGCGGCCTACAAGTCTAACCTCGACCGTCTCACCCATAACGCCGAGCTGTACGATATCTTCGAGGGGAATCTCCTCCCTTACGTGCTGTATCAAATTAAGAATCAAGTCTCTCAGCAGGTCTACAAGCAGATTGAGCACCGCGCGGCACCGATCAACGTCCTAAAGAAGATCGTCGATAAACAATCGGGCCTGTATCTAAAGCCGCCGCAACGCCTGGTCATTGAAGGAAACGACACCGATAAGGAAGTGTTCGGCTGGTACGAGAAACAAATGCAGCCCAATATCGCCATGGGGATCTGCAATAACTACTTCAACCTGTTTAAGAACTTCGCAGTAGAGCCGTACCTTAACAGGAATTTGATGCCACGCCTTCGCGCTCTCCCATCCGATAGGTTCTTCGTTGTGTCGACCGACATGGTGGAGCCCAACCGCCCCACACATTTCATCAAGGTCATGGGGAAGCGTGCGGATAAGTCAGGCCGAGAATTAACGATCCTCTACGTCTACACCGACGATGAGTTCATCATTCAGGACTCAAACGGTAACGTGCAGACCGACATGATGAATCAAATGCGCATGGACGGCGGTAACCCTTACGGAGCTATTCCGTTCGTGTACTCGGTGAAGTCCGCGACTGCTCTCATGCCTGTCATGGATACCGATATGCAGCGCATGACCACACTCATACCAGTGCTGCTCTCTGACCTTAACTTCGCGGTTATGTATCAGTCCTTCTCGATCCTCTACGGTATCGACGTGGACGAGGAGAATATCAAGATGTCTCCTAACGCTTTCTGGCGATTCAAGTCAGACCCTTCAAAGGGCACAGAGCCTAAGATCGGGATGATTAAGCCTGAGGTCGATACTGACAAGGTCATCGCCCTAATCCAAGCCGAGCTCTCCATGTGGCTGCAATCAAAGGGCATCCGTCCTGGGGCTGTGGGTCAACTCACTACCGAGAACTTCGCATCTGGTATTTCTAAGATGGTGGACGAGATGGACACCTCGGATGATAGGCAGAAGCAGATCCCGTTCTTCAAGGAAGCCGAAGAGCAGCTCTGGGATTTGGTACTCCAGAAGATGCACCCCGTGTGGATGCGTAACGCTGGATACGAGCAGAAACTTTCCTTCTCGTCGCGGGCAAAGGTCGAGGTGCTCTTCAGAGAACAACTCCCGAATCAGAACTTCGAGCAGGTCTTACGGGAAGTGAAGGACCAGATCGCACTCGGACTCATGACCAGAGAGATGGCTCTAAAAAAACTCTACCCTGATCATTCACAAGAACAGATTGATGAACTACTCTCCGAACTCCAGCCGGAAGAAATTACGGTTGAGACCAGTGGAGAGGAGAAACTAGATGAAAGCACCGAAGTCGAAGAAGCCAACGAAGAAGAAACCAGCGAAGAAGTAAGTGGCAGCTAAACACCAGTTTAGAGATATCAAGGTAAGCCCGGCGTACACCGAAGAGGAGCGTCGGGCTATTGCTCGTGACCTAGTATCGTACATCCGCGACCGTACTAAAGAGGGCAAAGGGCCAGGCGGTAAGGAGTGGGGCGGTGGGGCTGGGAAGTACTCCGACGAGTACAAGAAGAGCCTAGAGTTTAAGATCGCGGGCAAGGACTCGACCGTTGACCTCACCCTCTCGGGCGACATGCTCGACTCGATGGACGTTCTCTCAACCGAAGGGAACAAGATCCGCATCGGGTTCGAGAACGGCACTGAAGAGAACGCGAGAGCAGACGGGAACATCCGAGGAACATACGGCCAGGATCGACCCATCCCAGGTAAGG